AGGCCTACTTTGGAAACTCCTGCACAAGTAGCAAATAGGTAGGCAACGTAGTTTTCAGCGGAAGTATTAACATTGCCATACGTGCCGATTGAAAAAACTGAGCTAGTTGGGGTTGTAGAGTTCCACAATTCATCCCCAATTGCTTGCTCTGAAAAGTTTCTAAAATACAAGAACTTATTTGCGCCTAATGTTGCGCTATAAATAACCCAGTCATTAGAGGTAGTTCTGTTTTTAACAATCATTAACTCAGGCACTACACCCAAATTATGATTTTTTGTTGTCGCACTTCCTGTCCCTAAATAGCAAACCACATCAAAGAAGCTAGGGGCACGTTTGAAGTAGGTAGCAAACGCAAGAATTGAGCTTTGGTTATATCCCCCAGAACCTCCGTCAGAATCTCCTAAAGTATGTCCATCCATACCGAATGATGACATCCCATAATTTATTCCTGATGTTTCTGCTGAAGTTGAATAACTTCTAAGAGCCTGACCAACACCCCGAAGCCTATCGTAATTATTCCAATAATTATTAGTATTGTTCCGTGTATTTAAAAAGAACATATCAGGAGTAAATCCAGCTCCTGTTATCACTCTACTATTAGTTCCACTTCCTGTCCATGTAATCGGAGCAAACACACTAGTTCCACTTGTAGGCACTTTCATCGGGCCTCTGCGAATTGCTATGTAGATGATTGGCGCATTAGCGGCATTACCATCTATTAAAAATCCAGTTGATGTTGGGGTTGCTAAAGTAAAAGTTGATTCCGCATCAGAACTATTTGCTTTTAACACTGCATCACCACCACTTGAGTTATTAACAAACCCACGCATGGTGTCCATAATTTGCCAGTCACCAGTTGTACCTGTTCTTTTTACCATTAACCATTGAGGCTCATAACCAAGAGTAACAGTTGCAAGTCCACCACTATCAGTAGTAAAGCCACCACACGAAATCACATTGTCTGTACCAGTTAGGCCAAAGCCTCCTGCGTCATGGGCAAAAATATACGCCACATAAGTGCCACCAGAAGCGTTAACAGTTGCATCCGTACCAAGACTAAAAACTGTGCTTGTTGGAGTTGTGCTGTTCCATCTTGTTGTGCCAGTTGCTTTTGCGGCTGTGGTATTTAAAACAAGATATTCTGTGTTTGCTAATGAACGATGGTAGACCTGCCATGCGCCATCTGTATCTGTACGCTTTACAAAAATGCAAGCAGGGACAGAATTTAGTGCATGGGAAATTGTCCTGTTAGCACCAGAGCCTGTCCAAGTTTGAACGTCAAAATATTTTGGCTGTTTACGCCATGTCCATGAGGCGTAGTTTTGAGTGCTATCGTTTGTGTCAACACCATCAACTCTAAAACCAGTAGAAGAAAAAGTGTTGATACTTCCACTAAAATCTTCTCCTATGATTGGTGGAAGAAATAATCGGTAGTTTGCACCACGTACTGTATCAACTAAAATGTGGTTATTGTATGTACTGGTATTGCGTGGTTTAACCCACACCAACCCACCTTTACCCGCCAAATCAATCCCATTGTTAATTGTTGTGGATGTGTCGTTGCCTGTGTAAAGCCATGTAGAAAACACATCCTCAATGTAGTTAGGCACAGCAGCCGCACCACCACCAAAGGCATCGTAACTAGCCGCACCAGAAGTTGCTTGTAATGGCATGGTTTAAGCCTTAAATTGTGTGTTACTTGCCAAGACTGTAAAAGTCGCACTACCTGTCTTGATAATCAAATAACGATAGCTATCAATGCCACTAGCATTACCCGCAGTAGGCGCACCACCTAACCATCTAGTAGTAACTCCAGATGTAGTGCCATCAACTTGAACAGCAGAGTTGTAGTAAGCAGTAGAGCCTTGAGTAACCAAGAAAGCTACAGTCATTGACTGACCTGTACTCATCAAAGTGTCGAGTGATGTACCGCTAGAGCCTCTGAAGTTAACTGTCCAGTTGGCACTTGCGTTACTTGTGTAGTACAAGACTGACTGAGTGGTAATGTCATAGGCAATCGTGCCTGTAGCCGCAGTAGCTGATACTGTTGCTACCTCTGCCGCATCGTTTAGAACAATGGCTGTAGCTGATGAAGTGCCTGTAAAGGTTTGTGTGCCAGTAAAGCTGTTAGCAACATTCGTAACAGGAATATTAGCCCCTGCCAAAGTAGATGCACCTGTACCACCATTTGCAATAGGAAGTGTTCCTGTTACGTTTGTTGCAGCGTTAACAAATGTTGTCGATGTTGTTCCTGTACCACCATTTGCAATAGGCAAAGTACCCGTAACACCAGTAGATAGAGGCAACCCTGTAGCGTTGGTTAGAGTTCCACTTGCTGGAGTGCCTAGAACAGGAGCAGTCAGTACAGGACTTGTAAGGGTCTTATTTGTCAGGGTTTCTGTGCCTATCAAAGTAGCAAACTTAGCATCAGCCGCAGCTTGTGTGTAAGTATTGGCTACATCAAAAGCACCATAAGCAATGATGTCAACAATGTCACCAGCCGTTGCACCAGTAGCCAAGACAATGTTAGTTCCGCTTGTTGCTGTAAAGTCTGATGTAACAACAAGCTTTACACCATTTAAATAAACATCTACAAAACCAACATCATAGACAATAGCAAAGGTAGTCTGACTTGCTGTGGCTGTATAAACTTGTCTAGCAGAAGTTCCATTAACAGCACTACCTGTAGCCTTCCATACGCTACCTGTATACACACGCATTTCATTAGCGGTTGTATCAAAGTACAGAGCACCTGTTAACAAAGCATTACCATCGTTATCTACTGATGGAGAAGAAGATTTATTTCCTAAATATCTATCATCAAAAGCGTCATAGCTTGCAGCAGCATTGGTAGCTGATGTAGAAGCAGCAGAGGCAGAGCTAGATGCATTAGAAGCAGATGTAGAAGCATTGCTTGCACTAGTGGCTGCATTAGAAGCAGAGGTTGCTGCAGCAGAAGCAGAGGCAGCAGCAGAGGTGGTGCTGCCAAACAATACATCAATGTAGTTCTTAGTGGCAGCATCCTGAGCATTGGTAGGATCCCCCATTCCAGTGATCTTGTTTGTCCCCATTGCAATAGCACCACTCATAGTGCCACCAGACTTAGCTAGATTTAATGTATCAGCAGTATCTACATAAGCTTTAGTTGCTGCATCTTGGTTTGCTGTTGGATCACCAAGACCAGTAATCTTAGATGTACCCATTGCAATAGCACCACTCATAGTGCCACCAGCAAGTGCAAGTTTTGTTGCAATGGAGTTTGTCACTGTGGTGGCAAAGTTGGCATCATCGCCTAAGGCAGCAGCCAATTCATCTAGAGTGTCTAACACTCCGGGAGCAGAGGCTACTAAGTTGCTGATAGAAGTATCAACATACCCTTTAGTAGCAGCATCACCAGAATTTGTAGGAGAGGTAAGATTTGTAATGGTGGCTGCTGAAGAAGCATCCATGTTCAATCCACCATTGATGGTGACATCGTTGAATGTAGATGTACCAGTGGAGGCTGTAACATTACCTGTTAAGTTTCCAGTGACATTCCCTGTGACGTTACCAGTAAGATTACCTGTAACATTACCTGTCACTGCTCCAGTTAATGGACCAGAAAATCCTGTAGTGGCTGTAACTGTAGTACCTGTGATTGCTTGTGCAGAAGACCCACCAATAACAGCACCATCAATAGTACCTGCATTGATATCAGCCGTAGCAGCAACTAAAGAAGTGTTGGCAGTGAGTGTAGTGAATGTACCAGCAGCAGGGGTGCTTGCACCAACAACAGCGGCATCAACTGTACCACCATTAATGTCAGCAGTGTCGGCAACCAAGCTATCAATATTAGCTGTGCCATCAATGTAAAGATCTTTAAACTCAAGAGCACTTGTACCTAAGTCAACATCATTGTCTGTTACTGGAACAATAGCACCATCTTGAAAGCGAACCTGCTCAACAGCAGCAGCAGCCACTTCAACAAACACACCATGACGATTGTTAGCTGTATCAGTAGCAATTTTATTTAATAAGTCAGCGTCACCAATGACAGGAACAGGATGACCCTCAGCAGCAGTGCCATCATGTCTATGACCAGCAGCAGTAGCAAAGGCATCACGAAGAGCATTAAGCTCATTGTTGATTGGTGCAGCACGAACTACGCCCGTTGGGACGATGTCAGCAGCAGATTGTCTTACATAACCTGTCAAGGTAGTTCTCCTTAGCGTCTGTCATTGATTGAATAATTCAAGACAAGCCCTTGAATCGTATGACTAGCATTAGTATCATTAGTCACATATTTGAAAGCAATGGAGAATCCAGAGCCTTCAATGTTTGTCTTCTTCACTGGTGATGGGTTGCCATCATAAATGGCTGTGGCATCATAGATGGCTTCATTGTAATAAGCAGCAGTTCCAACAATAGGAAGGTTATAGTTAGCAGGATTGAACACACCAACTGAATCATCAAAGTCATAGGAAACACCCATAACAATACTGGAAGATCCTTCACTTCTTAAGAAAGTAGAAATGTTATAGAAGTTTTTTCTAATGGTAGGATCTTGGAAATAATAAAAAGGAGTTTGATAAACACTTAATATTTCAGTAGAGGCAAAAGAAGTTCCTGTTTCTTGTCTGTGTACCTTACCACTAGCATCACCATGAATAATTACTTCATCAATACCAATATAACCACTAGAAGCGCAGGTAGCTGGAAAGCCAAACAACTGACTATACTCAAACGAAATACCACCTTCTCTTTCACGCAAACCACCTAACAATCCAAATGTTCCTTCGCTAGGAATAAACATTCTGAATTGAGACTTCTTACGCAACACCACTGAACTCAAAGATTCTGGATCAATAGAGCCAGCATTAAGTTCTTGTAAGATTGATGTAATGGTAAACTGAATCTGTTTAGAGATTGTCTCAAGTTCAACGTCACCAATCTTATTTGTTCCTGACACAGGTCTAAAACCATCTGGTCCTAAGAACAATAAATTACCACCCAGTTCTATCACACTATCTGGCACAACACAACCTAAGTTTGTTGTCACCTCGCCAACAACAAAGTCAGCTATATTTGTACCTACCAAACTCTTAATAGCATTCTTACCGAAGATGTATAACGTATCTCTAAATTGTTTAATCTGAACAATTTCAAAGCCTACATTAATAACAGCAGCACCATTAGCTGGATTAAAGTCTGTCTCAGCTAACGGAGAAGAGACATATAAGTTGTAAGGATCTGTAGGATCACCAGCTAAGAATATATGATTCTTAAATGCTGCTGAATACTTAGGACTATTGGGCGCATTAGCATGTGTAATCTGTGTATATGTTGTTCCATCATACACGGCTGCTGGATTAATGCCATCAGTTAAAACAAACTTAGGAGCACTCCAATTATACTTAGTAAACCTAACCTTCTTAACCCCTACCATCGTAACACCTGCTGGAGTTGTAATGGCTGACCAAGTAGATGAAGAATTTACCCACCTATAAAAGTAGTTTGTACCAGCAGAAGGTTTACGACAAGCAAAAATACTATTGTTTAAATCTTCTGCTACTAATACGCCTAAGACAGCACCAGTGCCTGTAACTGTTCCATAGTTATTAGCAAATCCACTGATACGTCTGTAACCACCATTAATAGAAGGTTCATAATTAATAAGCTGTGTAGCAGAACCGGGACTTTCTTCACCTTGAGACAATACGTCCCTATTGGTGTTCATGCCACCAATAGAAGTTACTTTAAAGCCATTAATTCTATCTGCCATTAAAACACTCTAGGATGGAATGATGGGCTAATAGATGCTGTAGAACTCATATACAGAGGCTCATCTAGCAACAGTCTTCGCATCGCTCTAATACCAGTATCAAACTTGTCTTTATAAACTGCTGCACCTTGTTCATTAGACCTGAACATCAGCATGTAGAACATAGCACCATCAATCAATACATTGGTAAATCTGTCTGGAATAATAGCTACATCAGTAGATTCAGCTAAGTCAGCAGGAAAAGACCAATACTTATATTCAATCTCATAAGCCTGATCTGGTTTCGGAGTGACACCAAACTTAGACTCTTGTGTTTGATAAACAGCAATTGCAGGACCATAACCACCAGTACCATTAGTGTCCTCTTGAGGACGATGGTTGTTTAGGTAGTCTATGTAAGTAAGAACAGAAAGACGGGCAGGTTGATTGTTAGCTGCAGTGAGTTTCTTTAAATAGAAAGAATCCCAATCTACAGTGGACGTATTAGAAGGAAAACTATATGTACCTGTACCAACAGTTAATGTCTGGGTCTGGGTAGCTAAAGCAAAAGGCCATTCTTGTGCGGAGTGCATCAATTCTCTAATGGATGAATTGATAGCATTCTTTGCTAGAGCTTGGATGTTTCTAGCATTATCGAATTCGGTGGAGTCCATAACGACCTCACCCATTCTTCGTAGCAATTCATTCGTTAAAGAAATGTATGTAGACATATTTTTTAAACAATAAAAGGGAGAGGCGGTTAAGCCCCTCCCTGCATCAACTAGCTATTAAGCCAGTTGCTCACGGTCAACGGAAGCACGAGCTGGGCGACCATCAACATTCATCAAGACAGCCCACACACGCAACTCACCAGAGGTGGGAGCAGTAGTAGCAGC